CGCTGCTTTAACAGATGATGCCGCTGCTTTAACAGATGATACTACTTCTTTAACTGACTTTTTGCTAGGAGAACATACAGGAGATAATTTATTTCCTGATTTAGTTTCATTTACATAAGGCTGTTGTGTTGGTTCACTTGGAAAGAATGAATCTAAACTTATTCTAGTAAAATAAACAAAATTTGCTCCTAACAATCCAAGTATTAATATTTGAATAAATATTTGTAAAACACTCCTAGCGAATGATCCCCATTCATTTGTCTTAGATTTTGTATCGTCTTTTTCTGTATTGTCTTTTTCTGTATTGTCTTTTTCTGTATTGTCTTTTTCTGTATTGTCTTTTTCTGTATCATCTTTTCCTACAATCTTCTTTGCCATTATTTGAGACATAACCATTATATATATATATTTAATAAATATAATTATTAAATAGAATAAATTGTTCGTATAGTATAAGAATAATATGCCAACGAAAACTATTTATATATGGGATGGGGGAGTATTTTCTCCTCCTACCCGAGCTGTAGGAAAATTAGCATTTAATACAGCAACTTATATATCCTCTAAATTTGATAATAAAATAAATATAGAATATCATTTTGTCCCAACGAATAAATATTATAATAAACCATGGGTAAGATGCGTAGAAGAAGAAGACAGAATTCACATGTTGAACAATTTAGTAGAATTTATTAAAACAGATTTTCAAGTTCCTTCTAATATTAAATTTGTAGTTAATGACCACGACATTAAATTAGGAAAAAAATATAAAGATTCAGGAACAACATTGAATAGTTTAAATTATTTTTCTGATAAAGAAAAGAATAATGTATATGTATCAGGTAGTATTGAAAATATTATTCAACGTCTTAAAGGTTATTGGCAAGATTCATTAAAATTATTTTTTACAGTGAATTCTATTTGTTATGATATTTTTTCACCGGAATTAATAGGAGTGGATCAAAGTGAACAATATGTATATAAAAGTATTAATTTGGGAGAACTATTAAAACAAACAAATGGTATTTATCCAAAAGAAGTGACACACTATTTCAAGACAAATAAAATTACTAAAAAAGATATCGATAATTTTATAAATTCCAATAAAAAAAAATCTAAGTTTGAAGGATTAAAAAAATTATTGATGGATAGAATTATATTTCTACCTAAACATTTAGTCCCTGATGCGTATAAAGCCGCTGCCGGAAATAGAGTTAGAGAAGAATTAGATGTATACTATTCATCATTAAAAAATATACAAAAATTCACTACTCCAGGAATAGAAAAATACATTACTGATAAAAAATTGTATGAACATTGTAAATCCAGATATGTAGATAAATTAATTAGTAAGAAAACTAAGAAAACTAAGAAAACTAAGCATCAAAGTTCAAAAACTAAGCATCAAAGTTCAAAAACTAAGCATCAAAGTTCAAAAACTAAGAAAACTAAAAAAACCACTGTCAGATAACAAAATAGATTAAATTTAAAAGATATATAATTTAATCTATCGATAAATATATGGACGAAAATGTTTTTCTTTTTTTTGTAATATTAATATTTTGTTATTTTATTTATCATCAATATAATTTCCAAAAATATGTGTTTATTGGTTCTTCTCTAGAATCATTTACACCTAAAGAAGTTAATAATATCATACAACCACCTGGTGCGAATCCAATTGGAACGATGGATCCCAAAATTTGGACAAGCACACAAATGAAAGTAGTAAGTAATGGATATACTAATAAAGATATTAATAATTTAAAACCGAGTAATCCACAACCATTTGTGAGAGAAACAACAGATACATTAGGTAATTTTCCAGCTGGGGAAGATGGTAAATATATTTTACCAACAACTGAATTTGAATATCCGAATGATTATAAATTTACAGTTAAATTTCCTTGTCGTAAAACGCCAACAGGTATGTTTTCTGATTGTGGAACATATTCCGCCAATACGGCTTGGACCGCAAATCCATACAAAGGATTAAATTGTAAATTAAATGATACAAAAACACCTAAAATAACGAATAATGTATTCAATAAACGAGAAACTGAATACGGAGCCCCTAGAAAAACTGGTTTAAGTGGAACTGGTAATTCATCTCTACGATAAATAAATATATTTAGTATTATCAATATATTTATTATAATTTTAGTAATCTATTTATCGGGCATACATTAAGCCACAATTACCACCAATAAAAGTTAAAATATTATATCTCTCTTCATGAACAGTTAAATTATAATTGTAATCATAAATTTTCCAATTTGGTTTATTAACACCAATTACTTCTCCACTCACCGGGTCACAAATTGTATAAAATTGCGCCGAAGGGTCTAATGTAGGTTGATAAGTAGTAAATTCTAATTGAATGTCTGTAAATTTACTCATATTCATAGCTCCTGAAGGTTGAAAATCAAATGGGTCAGTGGATAAAGCAAAACTATAATTATATAAACCATCAGGGGCACTACCTGGTGTTCTTACATATTTTTCCACATAATCAAAAACTCCAGCATCTAATACATTTTCTCTATATTTACCATCTAATAATATTCCTAGACTCATTAATATATTTTTTTGATTATCAGGATTATAATCTCCTGTAATCATGTAACCAGTGTCCTGATTACCAGATGGGTCAAAACCAGGTCCAATTCCACCTACTGCTGAAAGACAAGGTAAAAACCAATGACCAGAAGCCTCCCCAAAACCTAATTGTTGGGGAATAACATCTGTATATGGCCAATTCGTATAGTTACTCCATTCATTTCTTAGATTAATATCACTTCTTTGAAATGCCCACATCCATGAAGATACCATTCCTAATGTATTGTCTAATTTTACTCGCTGATTACCAGTGACATTAAAAAATTTCCAATCATAGATAGATTTAAATAAATATCTTTGTTCCTTAGCAGCAAATATTTTGGATTCCTCTTCAGATAAAAAAGCATAAGTAGATATTATATGAATATCCGCATTCCAATTCGTTCGTCTATCATTATAAGAAGCACCTATTCCACTCAGACCATTTAATGAGATATCGGGAGGTGGTTGTAGAAAACGATAAAATTGTTGTAAGGCAAGATTAAAATTGGGTTGAATATATGGAAAATTATTAACTTGATCATTTACATCACGAATCATTATTAATTCTTGAACGGGACGAATACGAATATTTATTTCTAATTCATTATATTGAAGTGCTACTAACGGAAATGCCATTTTAGCAGCCAAGGTAAACCAAAAATTAATAGGAATATATAGTTTTCTTGTTCGAATGGATGGTTCTGGACCCACTGGATTAGTAGTAAAGTAAGCACTTGGATACTGATTAACACGACCAAGACAATTACCTGGATCATTTAATTCAGGAGTATTTCCAGTCATATTATCATATAAATTTTTTTTCGTAATAGAAAAATCACGCTGAACTTGTGCTAATAAATAAGCTCCGGAATATCTATTTAATATTTGCCCACCTACAGAGATTTCAATTTCTTCAATCATTTGTGTTCCCAAATTATCAATCCATTTAAATTCATAAGGTGCCCAATTACTAGAACAGTCTTGTGGTGGATATATTGGACTCCAAATGGTAGGTAATGTTACTACTAAATATGTATCCATTAATAATTCCGCATATCGTTTCATCCTAAAAGTGAATAACGATGATTCATTCATTCTTAAATTACGCAACCCGTCGAAATCGGTTCGAAATTTTTGTAAACCAAAATTAGTATATTTTTTATATGTTGTTTTAAAAAAAGTTTTTGAGGGATTTCCATTTAAATATACATTTTGATTTCCATAAGCTACTATGTTTAATAATCCTCCTGCCATAATCTATATATATATATACTAATCTACAATATTATTTAACTTTTTTTTTCGCTTAATAATATTATCTTATCTTTAGTGAAAAACTGTTAATTTTTTATTAAAGAATTTTTTCATAACTTAATATAAGTATGATCGAAAAAGCAAAACAATTGTTTTCAAAATTAAATTTAGAACAAAATAAAGCCACTATGATTAAATATATCTCTTATCTTCTACTAGCACTGATAATATTTGCCTTATTTTTCTATACGACTCATAAGATGAAATTAAATAATGCCAATTGTGATAATTTATCAAAAATATATAGTAGCTTTCCCAAATTATCATCATTTAATCCAAACGATGCAGCATATAAATACTTACTTCGTGATTATTATATTAAAACCGCCTATAATTGTTGTTGTGGAGGACAATTTAAAAATGACTGGGTAAATGAATGTGCTTTAAAAACTTGTATTGCTCAAGGTGCTAGAGTATTAGATTTTGAAATTTATTCAGTGAATGATAAGCCTGTTATAGCTACATCATCTGTTGATAATTTCCACACTAAAGAAATGTATAATAAAGTTGCTTTCGAAGATGCTTTACAAATAATTAATAATTACGCTTTTAGTGGAGGTTCTTGTCCTTGTCCAAATGACCCATTAATATTACATTTTAGAGTATCTAGTAATAATAAAAAAATTTACACTGATATGGCAAATACAATTTATTCAACCATTGAATCTAGATTATTAGGAAAAGAGTATAGTTATGAATATACGGGTCATAATTTAGGAGCAGTTCCTTTAAAAGAATTTCTCGGAAAAGTTATTATTTCTATCGACCGTGCGAATCCTTTATTTGAAGATACACCGATGAAAGAATATGTTAATATTGCCTCTAATTCCATCTTTCTTAGAGCATCTCGCGAATATGATATTAAATTTACTCCTGATTCTAAAGAATTAATTGAATATAATAAGAAAAATATGACCCTGTCACTACCTGATTTAAGTGCGTATAATAGTAATCCATCTCCAGCATTAAATTTCAGTTACGGATGTCAATGGGTGGGAATGTGTTTTCAAAATTTTGATTCTAATATGCAATATTATAGTTTATTTTTTGATAAAGTTGGACATGCGTTTTCTTTAAAACCTGAACATCTTCGTTATATTCCTGTTACTATTCCAAAACCAACTCCACAAAATCCTGAAAATTCTTATACTACTAGAACACATGCTACTGATTATTATTCATTTAATATCTAAATAATAAATATTCAAGAGGTGTAACCTAATATATTTAAATCTTCAAAGATATATATATTTTTCTATAATAAATATATATATATGTCGTCTTGTAACCCAAAATTAACATTAGAAGAAAAAGAAATAGCAATATTAAGAGATGCTATTGATGTAGCTGAACAAAAAAAAGGTAAAAAAGTAGTTAGTGATCCTGATGTTAAAAAAATAATTGCCATTTTAGAAGACTTTCTTAAAAAGAAAAAGCTGGTTTGTTATGGTGGAACTGCTATTAATAATATTTTGCCATTAGCCGACCAATTTTATAATAAAGATATTGAAATTCCTGATTATGACTTTTATTCACCTGACGCATTAGATGACGCCAAAGAATTAGCAGATATCTATTATAAAGAAGGATTTCAAGAGGTTGAAGCTAAAGCCGGAGTTCATCACGGAACTTATAAAGTGTATGTTAATTTTATTCCTGTAGCAGATATTACTCATTTAGAAAAAAGTCTTTTTAAAAGAATACAAAAATCAGCGATTCGTGTGTATGGTATATTATATTGTCCTCCAACTTATCTTCGTATGAATATGTATTTAGAATTATCTAGACCCGCGGGAGATATAAGTCGTTGGGAAAAAGTATTGAAAAGACTGTTACTATTAAATAAAAACTATCCTTTAAGAGGCAAACATTGCGATCCCAAAGAATTTCAAAGACAATTTGAAGAAATAGATTCTAAACAGGAAGAACAATTATATTATGTGGTTCGTGATTCTTTTATTGATCAAGGACTGATTTTCTTTGGGGGATATGCTAGTTTTCTTTATTCATCATATATGTCAACGAAACAAAAAAAATTATTTCAAAAAACCCCTGATTTTGATGTTTTAGCAGAAGAACCTGAACAAGCAGCTGTAATTTTAAAAGAAAGATTAGAGGATTTTGATTATAAAGGTGTTAAATTAATTAAACATGATGGTATTGGTGAATTAATTGCGCCTCATTATGAAATTAAAGTAAAGATCGATAATATTGAAGAAACTGTTGCCTTTATATATAAACCATTAGCCTGTCATAGTTACAATGTTATCAAAAAAGGACATAATACTATTCGTGTAGCTACTATCGATACTATGTTAAGTTTTTATTTTGCTTTTTATTATAGTGATAGAGACTATTATGATGTCAATAGAATATTATGTATGGCTCAATATTTATTTGACGTTCAACAAAAAAATAGACTTGAACAAAAAGGATTATTAAAAAGATTTAGTATAAATTGTTATGGTAAACAAGATACTTTGGAAGAAATGAGAAATACAAAAGCCTTGAAATATAAAGAACTGAAAAATAAGCGAGATTCCAAAGAATATGAATCCTGGTTTTTGCGTTATATTCCGTTTGAAAAACATGAAGAAAAGGAAAATAAAAAATTAAATGGGAAAAAGGGTAAAACGGGTAAGTCAAGTAAAAAGAGTAAATCAGGTAGAAAGAGTAAAACAGGAAAAACAAGAAAAACAAGTAGAAAAAGTAAAACAGGGAAAAAAACAAGAAAAAATATTCTCAATATTTTTAATATTTAAATATGTAAATAAATTATATGAATAATAATATTATTTTTCTTATAATTATATTTCTTTTCTCTCTATTACTCTCATCTTATTCATCTTATTCATCTTATTCATCTATTCCAGTTACCGAAGGTTTTGAATCTTATAATACTTGTATAGAACAAGGATATCCTATGGATTTTTGTATGGAAACACCGATTCAATCTAAAATAGATAATGAGTATAGTAGTTCTACTGATGGATATTTCGGTTCATGGCAGATGATTGAAGGTAGTGATCTTTTACTACATAAAATAAATAAACCCTATCAATCTAAACCATTTGATGAGTATTCAAATCGTTTCTTTGCTTCTGGTAAAATAGAAAATTAAATATTTGGTTGCTATTATTTTACACAGTTAAATATAATATAATATCTCTCCATATATTTTTAAAAACAGAGATATGTTGTTTTATAAAAGGATCTTTTCTCCAACTATCGGGAAATAAAGAATCTATTTTTAAACCTAATCGGAAAATATATACCAATGTTACATAAATAATTTCTCTCATCCTAAAAAATAATATATCAATTAATCCCCAATCATTTACATAGCTACACATATTATTCGATTTACCTTTTTCAAAGAAACTATGTGTATCCATCAATCCCTCAAATAATCGAGGATATATATTTTTTTCATGTTTAATAAAAATCATTTTCTTTATTTTATCCATACTTTGAAGATTTAAAAACAATATTTTTCTATTTTTCTTAGGTTTAAATATGTGAGGGAACGATCCATCAATACATCCGTCATTATCAGTTAAACCTTTGTCTATTAAATATGGAACATAGAGAGATTTTAATAAACAATCCAATAAATCTTTTCTAGAATTATATTTCTTTTTTATAACTTGTTTCCCATCATTTGTATCAAAATAAGTTAAATAAAATTTCTCATTGATTATTAATAAATCTTCTTCGGTAACGATTTCATTAAATTTTTGTTTTATTACCATTATTAATTTTTTTAAATGTTGATGTTTTCTTAAACATTTAAAAGCTAGTGTTGATATTTCAATAGAAATTTCCATTTTATTTAAAAGAAATAATAGTCCTAATACTGCTCCTATGCTACATCCAGAGATTCTTTTAATATTTATTTTCTCTCGTCGTTCTAATTCTTTTATATAAAACAAACTACCCAACATATAAATTCCATTAAATGCGCCTCCATCCAATACTAAATCTATATTTTTTGGAATATGATTATTCGGTATATTTTCAATTAAACTTTTTATAAATACATTCAATGCCATATTATTAAAAGTTCATATTAATTTTTCATCTATTTTACTTATCGGTATCTCGCGTTTTTTTAGGAAACATTTTTCTCCAAGCATCAGATCCAGGTAACGCTCCAAATTTAGTTAAATCAGGAGGTTGTCTAGGTTTATCCAAAGACTCGCCAAAAAAACCAATTGTTTTTTCTTTCATTTTTTTTACTTTTATTTTTATCATTTTTATCCATTACGATATACGATACACGATATATAATAAATATTACAAAAATATTTATTATAGGTTACTAGGTTGAAAATTTAAATATTTTGAAGGTGAACCAACGTTTTAGATATAACATAGTAAATAATTCCGAAAAAAATACTATTAAAAATATAACCCGTCAAATTAGGATTACCATCTTTATTAAATAAGGAAGGTAAAACAGATAAAATTTTACTTTTTACAATAGGTAATTGAAAAATAAAATACATAAGACAAATAATAATAGGTATTTGAAATTCATCATATAATATTTCTAAAGAATCCCGTGAATTTTGGTTTTTCATTCGTCTAGCCAAAATTTCTTGTTCTGTATCATTATTTTGAATATAATCCTCTTGTTCCTTTTGTGGAACATAATTAGCGTGTACTTGTTCATCAGCAAAATGAACAGTATTCGTAGGAATATCTCTGGAAGGTAATCCTAATCCACCATTTGCACTCGCTTGTTGAATACCTGTGACTAGTTCATTCATTACTTTTTGTTCATTAATTTCATTCGGAGCAGAATTAGGAACAGAATTAGGAACAGAATTAGGAACAGAATTCGAAACAGAATTCGGAGCAAAAGTAGTAGAAAAATCAGCAGCAGAATTAGGAACAGAATTAGGAGCAGAATTAGAAGCGGAATTCGGGTCATATTGTTGATGTTCGATGGTTTGTAGAACGACATTTTGTTCTCCACCACCACCACCAGCAACTGGATCAGTAGGTAACTCGGTTAAATTCGTCGTATCTGACATATCTAATATATTAATAATATTGATAGAATTTTATAATTACGCAAAATCTATTATTTTTTTCTTATTATCACAAACCACTGAATCTAAATCATACTTAAAACACTTACTACCATATTTATATTTTTTGTTTTTTATTTCATCTAAACTCGGGGACCTAAAATCAAAACAATTTCGTCCTTTACAATTTTTTCTAAATAATGTGGCAAATCCTAAACCTAATAATATTGAAATTATAATTTTACCATTTTCTGAACTTAAAAAATGTTTAATTTCCATCTTTGTATATACACACTTGAGAATTAAAAGATCAAAAATAATTATATTTGAATTGGTATTTCTTCAACATCATTAGAACATTTAATAATATTTTGCCCTAGTTGAAAGCAGTTGCTTATTTTATCTCTAAATTGAAATAAATGTTTATTATCATCAGTTGGATAAACTACTATATCTTGTTGAGGTGGACTTGTAAAATATACATACAATACCCCTAATAAAAAACTGATTATAAATGCCGGTAAATTAATTAATCGCATTTATAATAATTATTTATTATAAATTTATTGTAAATTTATTGTAAATTTGAATTTAATCTCCTATATTATAATCCTCGTCATCATCAACAAGTATACCTTTGTTTATTAAATGAGCAGGAGGTGGTTCTATAGGGGATGTTGATGATACATTTTTGTTTATTAAATGAGCAGGAGGAGGTTCTATAGGTGAGGTTGATGATACACTTTTTTTGTTTATTAAATGAGCAGGAGGAGGTTCTATAGGCGAAGTTGATGATACACTTTCAGGGGTTCCGGATGAAGGTGGTGGGGGGATAGTAGAAGAAGAATTTGATGATAGACTATCTTTGCCAGATTGTTCATTTTTCTTTTTAAACGATGGAAAATCAACAACATAAATTTTTCCAGTATTTTTATCAATAGCAACTAAATCAGGGTGGTGTGGAGATATATAAATCATTTCATGTTGATATTTTTGTTTTTTATTAGATTCATCTATTGAAATTTTTGGATTATTTTTAATTATATTAGTATTAACATCATATGCTGATTTATTGATGATTTCCTTATCACCAAACATAATAATAGTATCATTTCCTTTTTTTTCTTGTTTTAATACCGGTTTAGATGAAGTTGTCTTTTCTTTTTCTTTTTCTTTTTCTTTTTCTTTTTCTTTTTCTGTTTCTTTCCATTCAAAATCATCATTATTTCGTCTATTCATATTTAATCCTGAATTATTAACTTGAATATCGTCATCGTCATCGTCATCATCATCGGTTCGTTTAACTTTAGTTGAATTAATTTCAAAACTTTCAACCGTCGGATCAGAAAAGGGATCTAATAATTCTTGTAAAGTAAATACTTTCTTAATCAAATGATGGTCATCATCTATTTTTTCCATAGCAAAATATTTATATTTTAAATTAACAATTTTATTTATTATAGGTATTAATTCTAGTTGATATACATCAATCATATCCTTTATTAATTGAATTTTACCAGTTTCATCAAATTCATCCATAGTATTTTTTATTAATTCAATTTTTTTATTAAATCTATTAATTTCAACAGCTAATTCCCCTTTATTTTGTATATTATCTAATATATTAATCATTTTGGTTTTATATTCCATTAAACTTTCTAAATCATCAGCCAATTCTTTTTTTAAAAAATTAAATTTTTTTAAGGTATCAGCTTCATTACTATATCCAAATAACAAATTTAATTTAATAATAATAATAGACTCTTTTAATTCATCTACACCAACTTGAAAAATATCAACTAATTCTTTCAAATCAACAAATTTACCGGTATTAATTTTAATATCTAAAATACATGGATTTGCTTTATCCCCACAGATAGCATATAATACACCATCTTCATTTTTAAATATAGTTCCTACTCTTCTACCACAATTAAAACAATTCATTTTTAATTTACTATAAGCTTCTTGTTTTTGTCTCATAGACAAATTATCATTTCTTAATATTCTCATTTTTTTTTCTTGTTTTTTTGTTTCATAATTTTTCTTTAAAGAGTAATATTGATTTAATTTTTCCAAATATTCTTTATTTTCTTTATTTTCTTTATTTTCTGTTAAAGAAATAGTAGAATCATCTTGTTGACTGTCCATATAAATTAGGCTAATATTTTTCTATTGAAAAATTGAACTTCTGGATTATTTTGCCAAGTTGACAGATCAGTCATTATATGATTCACCTGATTTTTTCGATAATCTTGCATAAATCTTAATTTGTTTAATATATATTCTTGTTGAACTCTTTTCTTTTCTTCTTGTAACTTAATATTATTCTTATTTTTATATTTAAAATATAAAGTAACCCCTACTATAGTAACAAATAATACAAATAATCCTAAATTATACAATTGGTTATAATATTTTGACTTAAAATGATGACATTGTTCTAAAGAAGAGTTAAGAAAATATTTAACTCCAGGTTCTATTAAACGAGGTCGAATAGATTGTATTGCATTCATTAAATTATAACCTTATTATTTCAAAATAAATTATACATATTTATTATATGGCAGCAGCAGACCCTACAACATCAATTGTATTTTTTTTAATATTGACTTTAGCATATTCTATATTTAAATATTACACTAAATCTCCTGCGATGATAAAAATATGGACTGGTATTTATTTCCTAGTATTAATTTTAGTCCAATTTTTTATTAATTTAGGATTAACCAATGAAATATGTGGCTTTACTCAATATAGTGTAGCTTTAACAACAACTATAATTCCATGGTTATTTATTTTTGGAATTCTTAATATTTTACTTATGACTTTTCCCAGTTGGTTAAATCCTTTTTCTAATACAATTGGTTACTTATTTACATATATTACAGGTATTAGCGCCTTTTTCAAAGAAATCTTAAAGGATCGAACTATGCTAAAATTAGGACCACAACAAGCAGATATGTTAACAGCTATTAATAATGTGTATGAAGATAAATCTTTGATTATTAATTCTATGACCTTAAGTAATTTACCTGTATGGTGGGAGACTATGAAAAAGGGAGGTTTACTTAAATCAAATGTTGGGCAACAACATTACGATGAATTACTGGGATTTATTAAAATGAAAACGGAAATAGCCGAGTTTATGTGGTATGCATTAACTGGAGTGTTGGTAACATCTGTTAGTTATAATTATATACTAAATTCAGGATGTGTTCAATCAGTGAAAGAAATGGAGAAAAGACACGATGAATTTGCTCAACAAGAGCAAAAAATGGCAGAAACTCAACAAAAGAAGGAAGATGGTCAAATAATTTATAAAACTTATGAATAAAGAATAAATTATTTACCTAAATTTAGGAATTGTAATATAATACAAAACTAACAAATATGATAATATGCCTAAAATTATACTTATTAACCAAATAGGTAGAACTGTTTTTCTACTGTGTCCTAAACCAAATTCTCGTAATGTTCCATCTTTATTATATAGAAATCCGGGTTGAAAATAATTTAACAAAATAAATGATGCGAGAAATATAATTATAGCAAAACTATTTATATTTTTTCTAATAAAACCATAATTCATTATATATATATATATTGAATTATATTTCATAAATTATTTCATAAATTATTTCATTTTATAAATTATTTTATTTTAGTACATTATAATGGATCAATCCGACAATTTTTTTAATACACCTTTTGCTCCCCTGGGTTCAATTTATTGTGATTATTTCTTTTATTTAACCGTAATTAACTTCATTCTTTTAGTATATGTCTTATTATCTGCGTTATATATCTTCTTATTTGATAAAAAAAGTAAGGATAGTATCTTTCACATAATGTTAGTCGCACTTCCTACATTTCTTGCCTATTTTACTAATAGACTTCTTTATTCTATGTGTGTTGGTTCTACATCACAATAAATAAATAACATTTTTTACATCACAATAAATAAATAACATTTTTTACATAACATTTACATTATGTTATGTAAAACTCATTTATACTGATTTCTAATTTCATTCGTTAAATAAGTATTTTTACTTATAGCGCTTATTATTTTTCTTGTTTCCTTTTCATCATTATCCAAGTCTGTCATCGTATGAAATACCAACATTGTTATTTTTGTTTGTAAATCATCCTTTACATCCCACCCTTCATTCTCATCTTGCCATTTATGTATATTTACTCTTTGTTTCAACGATAATTCCTGGATTCCCTTCAATAGATGTAGTAGCTCATTGTCCTTTTCCCATATATCATCGTCCTTTACATACAATGTCTTTCTAGAGGCATCTGTACAATGAATAGGTCTTTGTAAAATATCCAATTCACTTAAACCAGTTACCATCATTTTGGTAATTGATTTTGTTAATCCATTTTCTATGGTATGATCATATGTTTCAGCGGTTATAGGTAAAGACTGTATAAAATCAGTTAAATTCATCGCATCTTTACAGTGTTCATTCAAAAACATTTGAATATTGAATTGATTATTGGTCGTATTGTGACTATTTGTATTTGTATTGTGAAATTGATTTCCTATCAAGGGCATTATTTCCATTAATTTATCCATTACATCTTGATTCTTCAAGAGCATTTTTACCAAGAATTCTTTGTCTATATCTGCATTACTAGAATTATTATTAGTATTGGTATTAGTATTGGAATTGGAATTTTCTTCATGACATCTTTGTTTATGATTCCATAATGATGAGGCATGTTTAAATATTTTACCACAAATACAATTATATTGTTTAAGCTCGATTGGAACGTTTTGGAACTTAACTTCGTCATCATTCGTATTTATGCGATTTAGGTGCTTTTTAGTTAAAATATGCCTATCGTATTGACTTTTTCGAGATGTTATATAATCACAAGTTTTACAACAGAAATCTCCGAACTTTATGGAACTATTTTCATTCGTCATTCTTCGTATAATAGACGAAGATAAAAAGTTCCTAAATCCTTTCGCAAAAATATATAAAAATTATCAGTAACAAATTAAAATAAATCAAATTTGAAACCAGAGCATTATGGTCTAAACCACTTTTTCACCACTTTTCTCAATCCTTTTTCCCAAAATAAAAAAAACACAACAAATATATGTGTGTAATTTTAAAAAGTCAGATTAGGTCTGTGAAAAAAGTAAAAAAGTAAAATACCTACAACCATCATTGACAGTGCCTTTTTTTCAGTTCATCTTTTTTACCTACATATGTAGACGATTGGCTACATTATCTAAGTATTGTTGTTATATTTTTGTGTAAAAACAGTCCCTTGAAGTCAAGGTAAATCAGAGAATTTACCCCCCTAAAATGGGAAATCCATATTTGAGAATCTTCGGGACTGGATTTTGGGGATAATTATACCCAATGACTCAGTCCAAGGAAAATATCCTCCGAATCGGTAAAATAAGGAAATTCATTATGGATTATTAGATTTATAGACATTCATTGTATGTTTTTATCACATTGGATTATAATATCCTCTATTTTCGGAAAATAGATATTTTCATTATAGATTGTCGGATTTCGGGACATATCAATGTTGATGGAGTATATGACGATAATAATTATATTTAGTTATTTAAAAATAAATCACTATTAAAATATATGAATGATAATAGTGATAAAGATTATTTATTAAAATCACTAGATAATGAAAATAATTCAAGTATAGGTAACCTAAATTCAAAACTAATTAAATCAATGAAAAATGATTATTTACAACAGTTACAATTATCTAGAGACAAGTTAAAAGAATACCATAAAAAATTAAAAGACTACAGATATGTAGACGATTTATCAAATATTCAATATGGTAGATATATTAGATGGATTAATTTAACAGATCCTAACAACTTAAAATTAACAACCGGTGGAATAATAATAGATATTAAAATTTGCGAAACTGGCATTCATCTTATATGTAAAAATTTTAAAAATCATAAATTTCAAATAAGAATAAATGAGTGTTTTATTTTTCAAAAAATAACAGAACAAGAAAAAATTATTTTATTCGCACTAGATTATCTAGAAAAATAGAAAATAGGTTAAAATGAAAAATCATCATTTCTGTTTACTATTATATATTATATTTCGTTCTAACGCTGCTTTATTAATATTATCTAAATATATATTTTGTTTTATTCGGGTAAATTCAAGTTGTTTATTTATACGTAGTATTGTATTTTCATATCTATGCTCTGGTTTTAATTTAGATTGTTCTGCTGCGTATATTTTTATATCATTATAATGTTGATTAATCGCCTGTTTTATATGTATTGGTTCCATATTTGTTACATCTAAATCCATAATACCCTGATAACCTGGTATAATATTATCTGTATTCATCTATTATAATAACAAATAATATATTTAATTTGTTATTAGTAATAATTTGTTGTTATTATTTTTCAGATTTTTCAATTCGATTGATGTATTTTTTGTAACCAACATGAAATACAATATTGTTTTCTCGTAATAACAAATGTAGGATGTATTATATCTTTTACCTTCATCGTAGTTTCTACAGATTCGATCTTACAATTATTACAGGGTATTCTTTTCATAACGTCATTATATATTTCTTTTATTTTTGTAACAGTATTCTCTTGATATGAAGTTTCATAAAAAAAATCCACTGGTTCTATTTCTACTTTTGTAACTATAATTTTTTTTTTCGTCATTATTATTTAATATAAATTTATAATATAAATTTTTATATGATATCAATAGGGGATATATTTAATATTCGTTTCCAAACATTTATTCTTTTTATCGCTTGTAAATGTAGTTCTAAATAACACATTTTAGCATATTCAGTAGTAAATAAATTATCTTCGGCATGTCGAAGAACCCGTTCTCGGAACAAATTTTCGGCATGTTGAAAAGTATTTTTAAACTCTTCATCTCTACTATTAAGTCCATAAATTAAACATCTGTCAAAATCATAAGCACTTAATAAGTCAGCTTCTCTTACTATATGATAGGCTGATTGATATATTCCTAAATCAGGAAATCCGTTTTCTTTAACCTTAGAATAAGACATTGTATTGATAATATCAATAATAGCTTTTCTTTCAGAATCGTTCATTTTTATTTTATCTTTTAAAAATGCTTCTAGATTTACAATACCTTCCATTTCATTCATATATTTACTATCACACATATCATGTAAAGTGGCTGCCAAATAAATAATAATAATATGGTCTTTTATACTTGGATTTAATTCAACTTCTTTTTCGTAAATAGTATGAGCATAATGTAATACATTCATACTATGTGTAATATCATGGGAACTATCAATATTATATTGTTTTGATGTAAGTAATATAAATTTACACAAGTCATTTATAATTTCATAATTCATAATTATTAATAATAAAGTATTATTGGATTATAATTAATTTCAATTTTTTATTAAAAAAAACTTCAAATATGTTCTAGTCTATGTAGACACAGAATTGGATTTCATAAATTGTTTGATATATCCCGATAATATACTTTTGTATATAATTTTTAATGGTGGAAATTGATTACATATATAAAGTCCGGCGCGAATTTGTATATTATTTTGTAGCGCAATATGAATCGACTTGTGAAGTAATTCTATAGAGGTCCATTCATCAATATTAGTACTTGTAGGTTCGATATATGAAATATTTTGAGCTATAATAATCATTTCTTCCAATTTGGTCATTTATTAGTCTTATTTATTTTTTTTTGATTTTTTTGTCTTATTAAAACCAATTTTTTTTCTAAACTTCTTTAATTTTTTAGTAGTTCCTTTTTTGGAAATGAATCGTTGTTTATTTTTACATTTAAAATTATAAAAATCGATACCTCTATTTTTAAAAATTCTCTCTCTACACGTTGATATGGATACAGATTCATTATTGTCATATAACCCTATTTTTTTTATACATTTACATAATTTAGTAGCTAATATGTTTTCAGCCGTATCTTTATAGGTTTGATTTTTTTGTTTAGGAATTTGATAATAGTTAATTATTTTTCTATAATCAGATTGTGTTAAATTCATCACTGTATAATATCAGTCAATATTTAATAAATATTTTATAATTTTTTTTGTTAATATTTTTATAAACAACTATTATATATATATATGATGAATAAGCCTTATAAAATAGTAGTTTTTGATTTAGATGAAACATTAGGATATTTTACAGAATTTGGAATATTTTGCGATTGTTTAAATTATTATTTTAAAAATGACAAATACTCTGATATTCATTTTAACGAACTATTAGATTTATTTCCTGAATTTATAAGACCTAAAATATTTTCTATATTAAAGTATTTAAAATTAAAGAAAGAAGAAAATAAATGCTATAAGGTAATGATTTATACTAATAATCAAGGACATAAAAACTGGGCTTTAAATATCAAAAAATATTTTGATACAAAAATTGATTATAAATTATTTGATCAAATTATAGCAGCTTTTAAAGTTAGAGGTAAACCAGTCGAATTAGGTAGAACATCCCATGATAAAACAATTGATGATTTTATAAATTGTACTAAATTACCCACAGATATAGAAATATGTTTTATAGACGATGTATATCATGATGGGATGAATAACGATAGAGTGTATTATATTAATATTAAACCCTATTATAATAAATTATCAATAACAAATATGATATCACAATTTTTAGATTCTACCTTGGTAAAAGATGTTCATAATACATCTGATTTTATAGAATCCATAGAAAAAGAATTTAACAGATATAATTATAGAATAACTGAAAAAACGAAAGAAGAACAAGAGATTGATGAAATAATTAGCAAAAGAATGTTACAACATTTAAAACAATTTTTTTATGAAAATAATAACAAAACATTAAACCGAAACAAGAGAGAAAAGAAAAATAAAACTGTAAAAAATAAAAAATAAAACTGTAAAACTGTAAAAAGAAAGATAATTAACGAATGTCTTTCATAAATTTCAACGAATGTTCTATAATGTCTATTTTTTTAGCACTTTGACCTAATGCAGTTGTAGTTATTAAAAATATAGCGGAAGAAAATACTACTTTTCGATCAAAATTCGTAAATTGAGTTTTCGTAAAAGGGTTAAATCTTATGAGTAAAAAGGCTGATATATAATATTTCATATATGTGTCTAATATTTTCAGTAATTCCGCCTGTCCATTATAAGAGTATAATATTCCAAAATATGCTGTAAGATATAAAATCCATGATAAATATAATATCCAGTCAAATACCATTTCTTGATATTTTAAATTCATTTATATAAATTACATTGATAAAAAAAACAAAATAAAATGAAAAATCCACAATAAAAACTGAAAGCAGATTTTTACAAAGAGTTTTCTATTGACTCGACATCAATTGATAAATTTATTTTGGATTCTGTTGTATTGTATACATTTAATGTTCGAGCACTAGCATCGTTTGTATCTGAATATTTGGGCATCCAAAAATTAGGTATGATATTCTCTCTATTTTTATAATGTGATTCAAAAATTTCACGATAATATAATTGCTCTTTAGTAGTAGGTTTATTAATTGAATATATATTACTTTGTGTTTGAAATTCTTCATCTGTATATTTATGCTCTAACATTTGTTGAATAATCTTAAACCATGAATTCTCTTGAGAACTAACCCCATCACTAAAAGCTTCTTTAGGTCGCCATAAAATTTGAGGTGGTAATAAATTAGGATCCATTCGTTCTATAGATTTTCTTAACAAATATTTTTCGATTCGTTTTCCATTATTATGATTTCTGAATTCCATCGGAATAGATAAATAATGATGAACAAATGACCTGTCTAAAAAAGGAGTCCGACATTCTAACCCATGACATGCTACACTTCTATCACTTCTTAAAACATCATAATATTGAATATTGGATAATAATCTTTTACATTCATAGTCAAATTCAATATCATTAGGACAATTATGAAAATACATATATCCACCAGTCACTTCGTCAGACCCGTCTCCATTAAATATAACTTTAGCATCACTATTATTAGATATATATTTAGCAATTAAATAATTACCTACACTAGCTCTTACAGTTGTTGTATCATAACTTTCAATATTGTAAATAACTTCTGGAATAGCATCAAAAAATTCATTTTCTGTTAAAATAATTTCTGTATGTTTACTATTAATATGATTAGAAACCATTTTAGCATATTTTAAATCAGACCCACCAGACATACCAATACTATATGTTTGTAATTGACCAGAAGGAATCCATTTAGATACTATAGCCGAAATTAAACTACTGTCTAATCCTCCCGATAATAAACAAGCAAAATTTCTTTCTGAATTAATCACTCTCTTTTTAACAGATTCTATTAGTAAATTGTAAATAGCACTATAAATATAAGAATAATCAGTCAGACTAGTATTAATTGTATGGTGATAATTAAAGGATGTATATGAAATATAACCAGATAATATTAACTCATTATCATTATCACTATAACGAGAAATTTTCGTGTAAGACCCCGATGGAAAATCTTCAACATTATTTGTTAAATTAGTAATCTGTTTTAAAAGAGAGGAAAATATAAGAGTGTTTTCATCCGTTCCTATGTACATTGGTCGCACTCCAAATGGATCTTTAGCAGCATATATTTGATTCGTATTGGTGTCATATAATATAAATGAAAACACCCCATCTAAATTTTGTAATGTATATTCTATACCATATTTTTTATACAAATGAATAATACATTCGCAATCAGAATTGGTTTTTGGTTGAACATTTAGATTCTTTAAAATAGATTTATAATTATAAATTTCACCATTACAAATTAAATAAATTCCACTATTGTAAATAGGCTGATTCGATATATCATCTAAGCCATTTATAGCTAATCTATGAAATCCTAATATAGTATTATTATCAATTTTTGTAATAATAGAATGTTCTGGTCCTCGAGATTGTGCTTTATTAAACTGATATTCTATATTTTTAAAATCTATGCTATTCATAGAATCTGTTAAACTATAGAACATAGCAAATATACCACACATTTATTATACTATACTATATTAAAAAATCTTTAGATTAAAATATTGTTACACAGAATATATTGTTAAAAATAATATATTCTGGATATATATTAATAGAATGTTTGGAGTAATACAAGGAATGTATACATGTAATCATGGAAGAGTGGATGAAATAAATAATAGAATGTCTGAACGTAATTTGCCATCCGCGAGTCTTCAACCTCAATATAGTATACGACCTGTAGCTACAAAATATGGGTATATGCAGGTATTGGATCAATATAAAAAAACAACTGTCCCATTAAATCAGTATAAATCATATAACACAAAAACAGTATTTAATCCAGGAAACGCAACGGCTCCGTGGAATGGATTTTCTAATAATATTAACACAGAATCTAGTTTAAGGAATCAATTTTTCGCATTACAAAAATGTGAACAATCGGAATTTGTTCCCAAATCAACAAGTGATTTATTTCAAACTAGAGTTGATTACAAACCACAAAAACAAACTCACCCGTTATTATTTGATAAACCTGATTTAGCACCTTTTAATCCAAATGTTCAAAATTTAGGTTATAATTTGTTTAATAATCATACAAGAGTTCAATTAAAAGATAGTTCTAATACTGATT